CATCCGCATTGGCGTCGACGAGAAGCAGGGGATCCACCTGACCAGCATTCCGCAGAGCGACGACGGCAAAGGCAGATTACGTGGATTCCACCCAGTTCCAAGGAAGCACAAGCATCCGCGCTTCGGCCGGCTGTCCCGCGTCATGCTGCTGCTCGATGAAGCCGAGGAGATTCCAGGCGGCGTCTGGGAGGACGTCAACAACGTGCTGCTGACCGAGGAAGCGGACGACAGTCACGTCAAAGTCTTCGCCGCCACCAACCCGAAAGACCGCAAGAGCAAATTCGGTCTCTTAGCCGAGCCGAGCGACGGCTGGGCAAGCGTCGACATCGAGCGGGACGAGTCCTGGACCAGCGCTCTCGGCTGGCGTGTCACCAGGCTGGACGGCGCCAAGTGCGAGAACGTCATAGCCAAGCGCGTCGTGTTTCCCGGCCTGCAGACGCATGAAGGCTTCGAGCGGATGCTGAAGATGGGCACTAACAATCCGGAATACTTCACCATGGCCCGGGGCTGGTTCCCCGAGGAGTCAGCCCGGGCGATGATCCTCACCGGCTCCATGTTCGCATCGGCGAAGGGCGTGATCACGTTCTCCGGTCCCACCGCGTCAGCCGGCGCCGTCGACCTGGCCTTTGAAGGAGGCGACCTTTGCATCTTCACCCACTTGCGCCATGGCGAGGCTGCCGGCTGGACCGACTACAATGGACGCTTCCATCCGATCCGCAATGGCCAGCGTGCCGTGCAGGTTGAGTCGCAGATTGCCATGGAGAAGAAGCAGACGCTTGATCAGGCGCGGGCAATCATCCGGCTTTGCAAGGATCTCAGTATTAAACCGCAGGGGCTGACCGTCGACCGCACCGGCAATGGGACCGGCGTCCACGACGCGCTCTGCCAGATGTTCGGGCCCGCCGTGTTCGGCGTCATGTTCTCCTGGGCCGCGACCGAGACCAAGATCCTGGACGACGACACCGAGGTGGCGAGCGAGCTCTACCAGGACATCTCCACCGAGATGGGCTTCTCGGTCAGGCGGTTCATTGAGGCCGGCATCTTGAAGCTCAGTCCGAACATGAACTGGAATGTGCTGGAGCGTGAGACCACAAACCGCCGATATGCGCAGGTCGGCCGCGGGATTCTGAAGATGCAGAGCAAGAAGGAATATAAGAAGGCGAACGCCGGACTTTCGCCGGACAGGTTCGACTCACTGATGATCGGGCTGCACGGGATCAGGATGAACGCCGGCCTGTCGACTGTCCTGGTCCAGGAACCTATGCAGAAGAAAACGCTTTCCAAGCCGATAAGCCACGGGGTAGTTGATGGTCTTGAGTTTCTTGACATGAGCACATGAACATGACCAAACACAAGACCCGGGTGATTGAGGGTATCGTCATGCCGGGCGGCTGGCACAAGCCCGAGGTTGACCGTGCGGGCCGTCCGCTACCTCAGCCTATACGAGCCGGCACCTTCGATGAGCTGGTCGTCGCCGTGACGAAATTCCGTGCAGATAACCTGATCCCGATTGGCAACGTGGTCCAGGACTGCGAGGACTACATCTGCACCAACTTCCCAAGCTCCTGCATCCGGGTCAAAGGCGCCTCTGTTCAGGTGACCATGACCAGAGGGCCGGCCGCGACGCCGACGCAGCGGCTGACTGACGACATGCTGCAATGGATGGACAAGGTCCTGGACAAGCACGAATCCGACCGGCTGATCCTGCCCAACGAGGCAAAGTCCCGAGCGGAGGTCTGCCGTAAGTGCCCGCTCAACAAGCAGTGGAACATCTCCTGCGGATCTTGCACCGAGCAAGTCGGCCGTCTCGGCACTGCGATCCGTCTCGGCCACGACACGCCATGGGGCAAGAAGCTTTATGCCTGCACAGCGGCGAGGTTCGAGTGCCGCTCGGCCGTGTGGTTGCGGCATCCACTAGAGGTCAAGCCTGATGGTTTGCCTGGTCACTGCTGGTTATGAAGTTCACCTTCGCCGGGCTACGCAACTTCGTCTCCGCCCTGCGGCGTCTGGTTAACCGTGCGGTAGTTGAGGATCCAAGGGTTGATAAATCCACGAAGGAAAAAAGACTTTCCATCTGTCAGGACTGCCGCTATCGAGAGGGGATTCAATGCTCGCGCTGCGAGTGCCTCATCCGACTGAAGACGATGCTCAAAACTGAAACATGCCCCGAGGGGAAGTGGTAACGTGAACAACGATACCTCGAGAACCGATGACCTGGTGAGCGCCGACACCGGCGAGCCAAGCGGCAAGAAGATGACCTTCGCTCAGGCACACAGTCTCTTCAAGGATTTTCTCAAAGACAACCGAGACCGCAACAACAAGAACGCGGCCATCACCCGGAAGCGGGATGGCGAGCAGCCCTACTCCCCAAAGAAGCTCAAAGCCGCTGGCCAATCCTGGCGCAACAATCGCCCGACCGGCTTCATGAGCGCCATGCTCCGGCGCTTGCATCCCCCTTACAAGCAGATGCTGGACCAGCTCCCACTTCTGACTTACGCCGATTTCCCGGCCAAGAATCTCGGCACGGACAAGGAGCGCGACGCCTTCCGCAAGGGAGTCACCGACATGATCCGTGGCTGGACAGGCTGGAGCGACTTTCTTGACCAGATCATCGCGGAGGATATTGACTTCGGCTATGCAGCCGTCTCCTGGGCCAGTGAGTTCGACTGGAAGGCAAAGCTGCACCGCTCGGACGAGGCCTTCTTCTACGTCGGCTGTCCGCAGGAGGCCGGCGACGTCGAGGTCTGGGGGCTCAAGCAGAACTTCAGGGTGCATGAGGTCATGGAGATCATCGAGCTCGGCGACAAGGCGAAAGATGCCGGCTGGCACCGCGAGAACCTGATCAAGAAGCTCAACTCGGCGCCCAAGGAGTTCGACAACCGTGCCAGCGAGGAGAACGCCAGGCAGATGGAGGACCTGGCCCGCGAGAACAACTACGCCGCAAGCTATTCCAGCGCGGTGAAGGTCGTCAAGACCGGCCACATCTTCGCCCTGGACAAGACCGGCAAGTCTGTCGACCACTACATTTTTGACCGTGACGACGGCACGCCGCTCTACTTCATGGCCGGCCGCTACAGCAAGATGAGCCACGTGCTCCAGCTGTTTGCCGCTGAGATTGGAGACCGCACGCTCCACTCGTCCCGTGGCGCCGGCCGCGTCCTCTACAACACCCACGTCTCGATCGAGCAAGCACGCAACCTGATCCAGGACGCGTTGCACCTCTCCGGGCTGATCCTCATCAAGAAGAGCGGCAAGCAGAACGCCGGCAGCACCGAGACCAACGCTTTGACCGTCCAGCACCCGTTCGCTATCCTGGGCGACGGCTATGAACCGATCGAGGGCGTGAAGTTCGAGGTGAATGCTGAGGCGTTCTTCGCGCTGGACCGCCACGCCTCGGCACAGGCTGAGATCTTGGTCGGCGCGTTCATGCCAGGCCAGGTCAGCATGGACTCAAAGGGTGCCAGGACCGCAAGCGAGATCAACTATGTGGCCAGCATTGACGCCCAGATCAAAGCCGGCTCGCTCGCCAGGTTCGCAGATCAAGCTTTTGCTATGATCTCCGAGATGCAGCGGCGCGCCTGTCATCCTGAGACAGTCCTTGCCGCCAAGCAGGTCCACGAGCAGATGCTGAAAAGCGGCAAGATGCCGGTCTACGACGAGAAGCTGTTTCAGGACTTGGCAAAAGCGCAAGCCGTCCAGGACTTTTTCTTCGTCGACTGTCCGTCGTATCTCGACCAGGATGCCATCAAGATGGCTGTCAAGCTTTTCGAGGAGGGCCTCACGGTCGTCCAGATCATCATGCTGGCCAACTCCAGCAGCCGCTCAACAGTGGAAGATGCGATCGCTTCGCAGTCCGGACTGCTCGAGGGCATCGTGGCCAGGTATGCAGCCGACCCACTTGTCGATACGACCGAGCTGAAGCGCCGGGACATTGCATCGAAGCTCGGCGCCGACGCCGCGGAGCGCCTGCTCAACGTCGACCTCAACCCGCTCTCGCAGCTGAAGCAGGGACGAGGCCAGCTGATGGAGCTCGCCACCCTGCTGACCGGCAACGACGTCCCTGTGGATCCAACCGACGATGATCTCACCCACCTCCAGGTCGTCTCCGACCGTATCGCGCCGATGATCGCTAATCCCGACATCTCGCCGCTGACCAGCTCCCAGCAGTTCCTCTCTAAGGCCGCAGCCCATGCCGACCAGCACATCCAGAGCGCCCTGAAGAAAGGGATCAAGCCGCCGGCGCTCAAGCCGTTCACCGAGATGGTCGCCAAGCTGCAGCAGTATGTCCAGCTTCCCCCTCTTGATCAGCAGGCGTCCGCCGCGCTGAGCTCCAGTCAGGGCGCTGTGCCGGCCGCCGACGTCGCCACCGGCGGTCTGCCTGGCGTCCAGCAAACCACTTTGAACGCCGCCTCGCCTCCGCGGCCCACGCCTTCCGGCGGAGTCGCAACCACGCCGGTCCCGCTTATCCCGCAACCAAGCGAACAACCGTTAACCTGATCCGCAGCCGATTGTCATGAGCCAGAGCATCACCCCTGAAGAGAGGGTCGCCTTCCGCGACTTCCTGTCAAAAATCAAGCAGGACCGTTTCCGCGCCCTGATGCGGGAAGGCCAGCCCGCCGTGCTGACTGCCGATGATATCCTAAAGAGCGAGGCCGACGGTCTTGCCCGTGCCGCCGCGATGAACGCCGGCTTCGACGAGGCCGTCGAGTTTTTCTTCAACCTTGCCCTGACCAAGCCCGCCTCGTCGGTGGACGCCGGTCACCGGGACATGAGCTAATTTATGACAGACAGAGATCTAGATTTATGAGCACACCACGCAAAGCCAAAGCAGAGAGGTCGGTCACAGCCACAGCGCCTTCCCCCGAAGACGACATTGCACAGACCGAAGAACCTACATCCGGAATGTCCCAGGAACTGGACGCAGCCATGGCCGCCGCTGGCCTGGACGATGCCTTCCCAGCCGAAGAGGGCGACGACAAGAACAAACAGCCGGATGAAGTCATTCCCCAGGCCGCTCCCGCTGAGCCTGCTGTCCCCGCAGAACCCGTCCCCCCGGCCGAGCCTGCCGTCCCTGCAGAACCCGTCCCCCCGGCCGAACCGCAGCAGACTCCTGAGGAGATCGAGGCCAAGCGCATTGCGGACCTCGAGGCGCTGGACCTGGACAAGATCGCCCCGCCCGCCGGTGTGAGTCCCCGCAACCTGGTCAACTTCGACAAGCTGCGCGACGTCGCCAAGCACCACCGCGAAGTCGCCAAGCGCGTCCCCGAGCTCGAGGCAGAGTTGGAGAAAGCCAAGACCGCCGGAGCAGTTCCAGCCGAGGTGAAGAAGGAGCTTCAGGAGCTCCGCACGTTCCGCAAGGTGTTCGACGCCCAGAACGATCCGGAATTCCAGGCGCAGTTCGATGGCAAGCTCGCCTCGATCGACGAGGACTTGTTTGGCATCTTGCGCAAGCAAGGGCTGCCCAAGGAGGCGGAGGACTCGATGCGCCAACTCGGTGTCGGCAACATCGACCCGAAGTTCTGGGAGGAGAACATCCTCAGCAAGCTCTCTGCAGTGGACCGCGAGCGGGTCGTAAAACGTATCGCCGACCGCACTGACGTCATGGAGCAGAAAGACAAGGAGCTAGAGAAGTTCACGTCCCAGCGCGACGAGATTCTCGCCAACCGCGAGAAGGTCCAGGTGGAGCGCTTCACCCAGGACAAGACCGCGATCGAGACGCACCTCGCCTCAATCACCAAGGATATTCCATGGGCCAACACCGTTCCGACGACCGGCCTCAAAGGTGCGGAGCTACAGCAGGCCGAAGCGCACAATGCCAACGTCGCCCAGCTCGGCGAGATCTTCCAGCAGTCGCTCTGGCCAGCCACTCCGCAGGCACGGGCCGAGATTGCCGCCGCGGCTGTCGCGTCAACAGTGCTTGCCTCCAGGGTGAAGGAGCTTGCGGCCCAGCTGACCGCCGAGTCCACCGCGAAGGCAGCCTTGCAGAAAGAGCTCGACGGCATCCGTGCCGCCGGCAGAATCCCAGGCGGTCAGAAGACCGGCCGGGAAACCCGCCCTGCTGATGTGGACACCTCGAAGCTGTCCGATGACGATGCTATCGAAGCCGGCCTCGCTGCAGCCGAATCCCGGTAATCAGCCATGAGCAAGCTCAAACTGAAGCTTTCCCACAAGGGAAAGGCCAAAGCGCAGTCGGCTCTGGAACAGTCTGCCCAGACTAACGGAGCAGGCATGATCTCAGGGGTGGACGACACCGACCTGATGGAAGGCGAAAGCGAGTTGGCCAACCAGCACGAGTTCTGGGGACCGGGTGACCTGACAGAAACGGCCGGGAAACCGCCGCAGCCCTCTCTAGAGGCCAAAACAGGTAATTCTGCAGGCTATGAGCCTCTGGAGGTCACCGCGGCCTATCCTGGAGCAAAGAAGGACGTCACAGACGCGGAGCCCGAAGATGACTTGGTGCCCAACGACATTCAGAAGCCCCAGCCTTATGCAAGGCCCGAGCCAGCATTACCGGATCTTATTGGGCCAAACCGAGCTGCAGCAGACTGGGAAGGGCGAGACGTGTTCGTCGGTTTCCCGGCCTACAAAGCAACTAATCCGGCAACCGCCTGGTGCCTGCTTGCCCTTGCCCTGGACTACCGGAAAGAGAAGATCCGCTTCGACATGGAGCTTGGAGACGCGATGATCTATCACGCTCGAAACCGTCTGGCTATGAAGTTCCTCGAGACAGATGCCACCTGGCTTTTGTTTGTGGATGACGACATGCTCTTTCCGATCGGGCGGGCGACAATGATTCGTCGTCTGGCAAGATTACCGGATAGTTATCCAGATGCACCACTTGCCCTACAGACAGTTGACCGGCTGAAGGAGTCCGGCAACTGGCTGGTCGGCGGGACCTACTACACCAGGAACGGCACAGGCATCCCGGTGAACTCGCTCGCTCGTGACTCGAACTATACTCGAGCGGCCAGGTCCTTTGAGAACCAACTCTTCCCCTGCGATTGGATGGGCACAGGCCTGATGTTGGTCCACCGAAACGTCTTCCTGAAGATGCAGGCTGAGATGCCTGAGCTCGCGCCGAAGCGGGAGGATCAACCTTGGAATTTCTTTCAGCCTGGCGAAGACGGCCGGGGTGAAGACATGGCGTTTTGCAAGCGGGCAAAAGAGCTCAGTATCCAGCCCTATGTCGACGCGCGGCTTCATGCCTTACATGTCGGCTACGGAGTTTACGGTGTCCACACCGCAATCGTATGAAGTTGCAGACGGATATCCTCTACGTCACCTACCGGCACGATCTCGAGTGGCTGCAGTGGAGTCTTGCTTCAGTCAAGAAGAACTTCTCAGGCTTCCGCAAGATTGTCGGTGTCGCTCCAGTTCAAGATCACGACGTCTTCGAGAAGATCCCAGGTGTCGAGTGGCACTTCATTCCGGACTGGCCCGGGCGCGGATACTTCTGGCAGCAATGGGTGAAGCTTCAAGCTTGGAAGTATTCAGACGCCGATTACATCTGCCACGTAGACTCAGATGTTATGTTCATTGCACCGGTTAAACTGGCTGAGTTCTTTGATGGAGACCTGCCGTGCTGGATGTGGCAGAGCTATTTGCAGCTTCCGGCCGACGTCCCCTGGCAGAAGCCGACCGAGCACTATTCTGGCTTCTCCTGCTCCAGAGAGTTCATGCGAGCCTTCCCATTTATTGTCAACCGGGAGACGCATCAGCTGGCCGAGTCGAGATTAGTGGACAAGTTTCAGGCCTTGGCCGAGCACATCATCAAGAATGCTTCGGCTTTCTCGGAGTTCAACTACATGGGAGCTGTCGCATTCTTTCTGCAGAACAAACTCTATTCCTGGTTCGACACTGGGACTGGTGTCTGGCCCGAAGCTTTCCGCCGAGTCCGTCAGCACTGGAGCCATGATGACTGGGGCAAAGCCGAACCGGAATTAGTGAAGGAGTTCGGTCCGGTGCCAGTGCTCACAGACTTCGGAGTCTGGGTCATCCCAGGCGATACGCATCTTTCCAAGTGGATCCGCGAGCACCGCCGCCTGGACTTCGATATCCACTTCCTGGAGCGCATCGCACCCTTGATCAAGGGCGACGACGTGGTAGCTGACGTCGGGGCGTTTGTCGGCGACCATACCCTGGCCTACGCCAACCTGGCCAGCAGCGGCTGTGTCTACGCTTTCGAGCCGAACGACGTCACCTTCCGGGCCCTGGTCAAGAACATGGCGCCTTATCCGCACGTCGAGCCGATTCAAGCCGGCCTCAGCGACAAATGCGGGAGCGTTCAGGTTTCACAGGATCCTAACTGGGGAGGCGCTTATCTCAGCGAGGCGAAAGCCGGCGATTCACGGGTCCTGACGCTCGACTCCATGCACCTCGGCCGGCTGAACTTCATGAAGATTGACGCCGAAGGGTTTGAGGTGAAAGTTTTGCGCGGCGCCTGGGAGACGCTCAAGCGCTGCAAGCCGGCGCTTGTGATAGAGATCAACAAGGGCGCGCTCCGTCGGCAAGGAACTTCTTCTGAGGTGGTCTATGATATTCTTGGCGAGCTCGGCTACCGGGTCGAAGAAGGAAAAACCGGTTTGCAGTATGACATCACCTGCCTCCCCCTATGAAAAAGAAAAAGTTCCTCACCGTTCTGCAGATGTGGGAAGGCGACGCCGAAGCAGCCTGCTCCCTGGCCCGGCTTCTTGCAGACATCCAGGGTGGCGCCGTCAACCAGGAGACAGATCTCATGCTGCTTTACCGCCAGGACTGCCGTCCGCGGCCGAAGCTTGAGCTTTACTGCCAGGACGTCTTTGCCAATGTCCACGTGCTGTCGACCAGGCGGAAAGACGCCGGATTTCCAGCAGGACCGAATGCGATGTGGTGCGAGCTCATGCAGCACGCCGAGATCATGCACAAGCTCGGCAAGTGGGACTACACTGCCGTCCTTACAACGGAAGGCGATGCCTGCCCTCTGACAAAAGACTGGAGCGCCAAGCTCCTTGCCGCCTGGGAAGAGGCGAATGCTCCAGTCGCCGGCTGCTGGATGCCGGGATCATTCAGTCAGAGCGCCGACATCGGGCACATCAACGGCAATGCGATGTTTGACGTGGCACTTGCGCAAAAGATCCCCCAAGCTCTACAGCTGCCCGCAGCAGCACTCCTGGGACATGTTCTTCTCAAAGGATTTTCACAAACTCGGCTGGAAAGATCTTCCGGAAATCCGCAATCTTTACCAGGCACAGACGGCCACGCAGAAGGTGATCAACTTCTGGCGGGCGTCAGGATGCGTCTGGCTGCACGGCGTCAAAGACTCGTCGGTCCGGGACTGGGCCCGAAAGAGCCTGGTTGCCGCATAGCATTTTTTGCTTTACAACCCGGGGTGCAGTCCGCATAGGTTGATCAACAATCCGGTTGGTCCTCGCATGGACTCCCCTGCCTGGAGGGTCAGAAAGGCAAAGAGGACGATCACAAACGCCCACTCGTCCGAGGGGCAACGTCAGTAAATAAATCTGTGGTCGTAGTCTCAAAAGGTTTGCGGCCACGTAACAAACCAACTCAATATTATGGCAAATGATTGCATTGACTTGTCCGCGGTCCAAGACTTCGCGAACAAGGACACTAACCGGATTGTTGGACAGATCGGAAAAGTTCTGGCCCGCAAATCCCCCTACATCAACGTCCTCAAAGGCGGCACCCTGCCCAACGTTTCCGACGTTGTGCGGAGCATCATCCAGGAGCGCGCGGTTCTCGCAAGTTCGCTGGCTGAACCCGCCTTCACCAACGACGTGGAACTCTGCGGAACCGGCGCCGACGCCGACGAAGTGGGATCCACGGAATACTCCTACCAGCTCCAGTCCCTCCGCGGGCGGGGGCCACGTGTCTGTATCAAAACGAGCCGCACCGCCTTCAAGGGGTCGTATCTCGCGGCACAGCAGTCACTGGAAAAGGGCATCCTCCAGCTGATGAACTCCGACATCCGTGCGACGCTCCTGCGCCGTTCCGGCGTCAAGTTCACCGCCGCATCGGGTATCTCCTTTGATAACCTGATCTCCGGCGACTCGCAGCTGATCGACCAGCCGTTCATCTCGACGCTGCCCACGAGCCCGATGAACTTCAAGAACCTCTACCGTCTCGGCAGCTTCCTCCGGGAAGACCTGCTCGCCGAGCCCTTCGGCACCGAGAACGGGGACTTCTTCAAGGTTCTCATGGGACCGGACGCGATCGAGAACATCCGCAACGACGCGGACGTCAAGGAAGACCTCGTGGCTCTCACCACCGGCTCCTTCCAGGTCGGCAAAGAAGCCATCGCCGGATACCGCTTCCAGGGATACCGCGGCTTCGCCTTCGGCGTTGACTCGCAGCCCCTGCGCTTCAATGTCCTTGACGAAAACGACATGCCGGTCCTCATCGAGCCGGAAGTTGGCGCAAGTGTCACCAAAGGCAAAGGCGCACGGACAAACAGTGCCTGGCGGAACGCCACCTACGAGATCGGCTTCATGGTTGCCGGCGACTCCTTCGAGCGCCTGGTGCCGGAGCGCTTCGTCGGAGAGGGCTCCTTCAAGTTCGCTCCGCAGCTCAGCATGGGCGAGCTCGAGTGGATTGCACAGCGCGACAACGACTGCAACCTGTGGCTTGACTACGGTCAGCACATCTATCAGATCAGCCGCGCCTACCGCCCGATCCGTCCGCAGAACGTGGTGCCGTTTGCCTACAAGCGCTGCCCGTTCGACACCGGCCT